TCTTGCTGTTGTCAGCATTTTATTTATTTCCTTATTCTCCGTCACTATCATCCTCTTTCTTTTTCAATGAATAACCACCTGTTGGTAATTCTTCCCATAGTATTGTATCACCTGTATCCCAACCAACTTGATCTAACGAGCCAGGTGGAAATTCTATGAATAGTTCTTTAGTCTTGCCGTTCTCTTGAACTTCGACCATCCAACTATTCTGTGACATTTGTTTGTATTTCATGTTATAACCTTTGTAAAAAGTAAGCAGTTTATCTTCATACTTAGGAAGTATATCCTAGTTAAACCGTTTTGGTCTAGGACGATATGTGCCACGATTTGCATTTTCAGCAAGTCGCTTACTTAGATCTTGATCACGCTTTACAAGTTCTGCGTTATCAAACTCTAGTGCCTTCACACGAGCATTACTCTCATCAAGTTTTGCACGATAGAAGTCTCGTTCCCTAATCAGCTCTTCCTGTGTCATCAGAAAGTCTCCTTAATCAGTCTGAGAAGTTGCGTTTTGCATTTCTGTTCATCGTAGTTCAAAAATGCAGCGTATTTGACGATTAACCGTCTTTGGTCTGGCCATACTAGATCATCTTTTAATTCCTTATCCCATCGTTTCACATAGTTCAGTAATCCTTGTAAGATTACCATCGTTTCCAAACTAATTCGTTTAGCGAGGAAGTTCTTTAATAATACAGGATGTTGCCCCCTTTGTAAAGAGAAAATTTCATCAAAATGTGATATTTGTGAAAATAATAATGACATATCTGTGATAAAGTTATACGTCAGAGATTGTTTGTTCTTAGACCATTCTAAGTAATTTTCTTCTTTAAAATCACCTAACCACCCCTTTGGTGATTTGGCAAAGTTTGCAACAAAGTAGTCTAACGTCTTATCATCATACTTTCTTGCAACACGAGCAAAGAAATATCTATCCTTTCTTTTTAAGAATGATGCCTTTGATGCACGAGTTTTACCACCATATTGTGTGTAGTCATATTCACTAGTAAAGTGCAACTTGAGACCAAGATACATTTGGTAAGCTTCCCATGCCTCCATTGGAAACTCCTTAAATTGGTAGGGTTGCTACTCTTGGCAAGAAGTTAAGTTCTCTTGCATCAGCTTCTAGTTTTTCTTTGAGAGGTTTTGAAATGAGAGGAGCAACTGCATCTGGCTCCATCTGGTGTTTTGCACAGTAATCCAATACTGCATCCATATAGGTTGTGTTTCCTTGTCCTTGTTTTACGATATCTTCAATCGCAATTGCAAATTTCTTTGGTGTCATCACTGCTAGTTCTTCTAGATTCATTATATACTCCTGTTAAGTGATGGGGGGAAGCGAAAGGAATATTCTTCCCCCCATCTTATTGAGCAGAGCCAGTGTATAAGTGCTGGGTGCAAGTTTGGCATTAGTCCTTTTTAGTTATAAACTTGTAAAGTTCTTCTGCCTTTTCCATGATTTCTTGAGGTTGATACATTTTTGGTGTATACTTTTCAAAAACTTCTATGAGATCTTTTTGTTGAGTTTTTGCTTGTTCTAGCATTTCAAACATTTGTGTTTGTGCTGTGTCATACTGACGATCAAGCATATCTTTGGCGAGAGCCAATGTGTCGAACCGTAGTTCAAATGGGTTTTTACTATTAGACATAATATTCTCCTTTGTGTCTGTGTTGTGTGTTGTGGACTAACCGTTGATCCACACGGATGTATTAAGGCATCACCCTTCAATAAACTATCTTCGCAACCACAGTAGTTTAAGAAGTTTATTGCGTTTGTGGTCTTGTATCAATCTTCGATACGTCCACATCTGCCAAAGTTCCATACCACTCTCCTTTTTACAGTTGAGTGCGTTCCTTCTGCATTATGCATACTTCCGTCCTCTACTGAGGATGAACGTGGTAGGTTATTCTGTTACTAGGAAACCTACCGAAACCCTATCCGTTTATGCTGCTAGAGCATAACCTTGAGGTGCAAAATTATCGTTTGCAGTTAGTTTTTTTGGACTATTAGGCATCCATCCCACAGTTCTACTCTTACCTATCCCCATCAGTCGATCCTATTTCGCCCCCATCATAAGCACATGACTAGTAAATTGTGCAGAGATTGAACTCTTACTAAAAATGGTAACATAGCAACTGCTACTAATACCATTACCAAATATATTATCCAAATTTCTCTATCCATGTGTTTATGGTGGAGGCGGCCGGTACTGCCCCGGCGTCCTGTCTAGTATTCGGTTTGTATCAACAAACTGTATTATATTTATACCACACTGATGTTCAAATGTCAAGTGCTTTTTGAACCAACAGGTTTACAAACATACTCAACAGAATCCCAATCACCATCTGGTGGTATCTCCACATACTCAATCATAGCATATTCGCATTTACTTTGAGTATCAAACCACTGAACATCTTGTTCAATACAAGTGCTTCCAGAACATACAGTCAATAAGATATGCCATATCAATTCCATTATGTACTAGTTCCTTGTTTACCAAAGGTAATATCACCTTCACCAGTTCCTAAAATACAAGCTTGATCACCTTGAGTAAATTCCAACAATGTCCAAGTTTTTGTTTTAGGATTCAGTGCAATAACAAACTTAGATGGTGCTGTTGCTCCGTTAGGAAGTGCAGTTACACCATTTAGAATGATTGTTGGCACTTCTCCATATTTCTTCACCAACTCAATAATACCATCTGTAGTTGAACATTGAAGTGGTTTTTGTGCCCAATATATTGGTGCATCTTCTTTAGCGAATGCACTAAGCGGTAGCAGTAACAGCGCTCCCATTAGTAGTTTCTTCATTTTCTTTTTCCCATTGTGAGGTGAAGTCATCAATGGTTTCTACAAGAAGAGGCAAGTAATCGTGCTTCTCTTTGATGAACTCTTGAACGGCTCCATCTTCCGTTACAACAAGAATCACAATCTGATTGATTTCGATTCCTGTCCGTTCTTCAAACATCTCTGCATATGCAGAGGCTTGAATGTAATACTCAAGATTGTAATCGTCCTTTCGTTCTGAACGAGATGTCTTAAAGTCAATAATAGATGGAATACCGTTATATTCTGCAATACAGTCTACACGACCGGCAACACGATATTTCTCACTCCAAAGTCCACATTCTTGGGCATATATTTTATTTATACTGCTTTCTAGAGTTGGTTTTAGTTGTGAGAACAAACACCAAGGCAGAAAGTCTCTACCTTCTTGTGTTACTTCAATGTTGTTTAGAAAATCTTCACACATATGGTGAACAGCTGTTCCACGAGATGCAGCAGTTCGCATAATGTGATTGGCAACATCATTACCTACACGATTACGCCACTCTTGCAATCCCTTTTGTTTTTCTTTACGAACACCCAATACGGTTGTAATGGATGGATACAGTCCAGTAGGTGTTACATAGAAACGCTTACGGTTGACTGTTTTAGTAGATACCTCTGGGATATCTACTGGTACATGATTAAACATAATATAGTCCTCTTAGTTGTTAAACTTTTTTACCACCACGGCGCCACACTTCTGCAGCTGGAACACGAATCATTCTTTTATTCGTTTCGTTCTTATTTGGGTTTGGAATAGTCAACATGACATTCTTACCCCTTAAAAATGCAGCGAGTTGATTATTCACTCTATCACTACTTTGCATATAGTCTCTACGCAATGCCTTTGTAGTTGCTCTTGCAACACATCTACGTTCACCTTTAGAGGTTTGTGTAGAACGCTGTTTTTTCTTACCCATTTTCTTGTTCTTTCTTAATCTTACTGATAAGGTATTCTTTCACCATACCAGAGCGAACAATGTCGCCCAATGTAAATTCAATATTTGAGAATGACTGCATACCTCTAAGAATACTCATAAAGTGTTTGATGCCTTCTTTCTCTGAATGTTTCTGCAAATCAGATTGGAAGAAGTCGCCACAGAACATAATCTTTGAATCCATGCCAACACGAGTAATGATTGTATCAAGTTCGTGGAAGTTTAGATTTTGAGCCTCATCAACAATGATGATTGCATTGTCCAATGTGATACCACGCAAGAATGAAGTTGTAAGGAACATCAACGAACCTTGATTCTTTAGTCTGTCGTATAGAATATTAAACGCCTGTTCATTAGGTTGTTCAAACATAAACTTTACCATGTTCTGATAAGGAACTTGGAACAAAGCTGTCTTATCTTCTTCATCGCCTGGCAAGAAACCAATTTCACGAGTTGGAACTGCACTACGAACAATATAAACACAATCGTATTTTGATTCGTTTCTCAATACTTCTTGCAGTGCAAGATACAGTGTAATAAAAGTTTTACCAGTACCAGCAGCACCATACAAGAAAAGGTTCTTTCCAGCCTTGTAATCAGCAAATGCTTTCTTTTGATTTTCTGTTACTGCACTAACAGAAACCATATTATCAATGCGAATATCTTTTGCCTTTGCCATTATTGTTTACTCCATTTTTTTCGATGCTTTGCAACTACAGCATCAGTCTTTGCTTGTTTAATAGTTTTCTTACCATACCTATCTGCGAGTGGACTGTTGGGATGTGCCTCTGCGGCTTTGGCGAATACTTCATCTAAACCACCACCTGGCTTTACACCACCACTACCCAATCCACCAACAATTGCTGGTGCAGTAATAACTCTTTCTAAACTAGGATTATCTTCTTTGAACTTATCTAGTTCTTTCCAACTCATGTGATGAGTTTCAATTTCACCAGTGTTCACATTCCTAAAATCATAATTTGGCATATACTATTTTTCTTCCATAATACGTTTGCGATGTTCTTCCCACTTCTCTTCTTCATATGGAGTCAGTGGTTCTATAGAAGTAGCATCTCTTAGTCTATTTAGTACACCATAGTAAGAGCTAGTTAGTTCTTTCAAATCGTGTTTTAGTGCTTCGTTTTCTGCCGTCAAATTTGCAACCTTTGCCCTAAGTTCAGGCAGTTCGTAATCCCATTTGTTCATACCAATTTGGTGCTCCTCTTTTAGTCCATTTTGCCAAATGTTGCTTATACTTTATATAGTAGTTTCGATAAGCCATAACTGAACATTCGTGTTTTACATCATCAGGCATTGCTGGAGTTGGTTGTGTGAATTCCCCTTCTGGAATATTCATAGGAGGCAGTGCAAGTGCCTCATGTAACTTACGATAACTCTCATGTGGTACATCTTTGTTGTAACGATACATAAACTCATCGTTTAGATGTGTCCACAATTCATAGAGGTATTCATAGTTTGCTCTTGATTGTCGAACCCAAATACCACTAGGATGATTTACATGAGAGGCCTTGTATAGAACTTGTTCAAGATTAGAATTCAGTTTCCATCGTTTAATCTTGCGTCCATTTGCAGTCTTACCATAATACTCTTCACCATCCAACACACGATGTGCAGTAGACATAAGTTGAGCATATTCAATAATCATTTTACTTGCATGACTATCAACGTGCATCTTTGCACACTCATCGACATAGTTACTCAAATAAAATATGTTCATCGTTCCCACCTATAAAAGATATGATCTTCAATTTCGATAGTTTTAGTTTTCGTCTTTGCCCAGGCTGGTTCTACATAATCTGCATGATAATGTGTTGCACCATCTGTTA